TGTCGGTCGCCTCGATCTCTCTCACGATCGGATTCCCGCTCGGAGCAACAAGACCCGTTGCGACAGTTTGTTTGATCTGCGGTTCTGTTCTCATGTGCTTCGCAGTGTGCTTCATCATCTCGTTCTCGTTCAGCGTACTCCACGGACACTTCGAGCATTTGAACATTTTCAGTCCGTGCCACTCACTGATGGTGAAGTTCGGGTTGACAGGCTCCAGGTCCTGCTTGCTGACTGGCGATGGCTTCTTCGATTTAGACACTGGACAACTCCTTCGAGACTCTGAAATTCACCGTCGTGATGAATCTCCCGTTCTCATCTCTCCCGACCATAGCAGGAGAGTCAACTGGTTGGCACCAGAGATATCTGGTCGTTCCGATGATCTCATTGTGGATCGCCATCAGCAATTGGTAGGCCCGCTCTGCTTTCAGCCTCCCAACCTCTGGGCGCATCGAACGAGCGGCGATCTGGATACGAGGAAGCTCGATCTCAACCTTTGCCTTGTCGTGAATGTACTGGGGTGGATCTGAAGAGTACTCAGTGACGCTCATCGAATCGTCTGGCTTGTCAGGCGCTACGTGCAGAAAGAGATCAACACTGAGAGTGCCAATCCCGTTCGCTTGGAGGTATGCCCCGATGTCTTCGACGATCATCCAGCCCTCCCGTAATTTCCGCCTGTCATGCGGTAGAGTTCAGTCTCGGCTCTGACAGCTATTGCCAACTTTGCCGCCATCGTCGGCTCAAAATCTTCGACAGCCTTTTCAAGGTACTTCGCCTGCTGAGGAGCTCTATGTTTGAAAAATAGGTTCTCGTGCTGGAGTCCTGCGTATGGAGCGGCAGGTCCTCCGAATCCGATGGTCGTCGATGGAAACCTTCCAGGGAAAATTTCCTGAGCAGCGGTTCCTTTCAGATCACCAGAGAGAACTGGGACGTATACGTCTTCCGCTCGTCTCAGCATTTCCCCTGCAATTTCAACAATCTGGTCAAAGAAAGCTCTTCGGACAGCAGGTGACATCCTCATGATATTGGCAGCAGATTCCTTGTGTCCAAGAATCTTGACCTTTGCTCTTCCGCCACCCTTCGTCGCGGCGGGCATCAGATGGTTACCTCGACGTGGTGCGCCCCATCGCCATCTGGCGGTCGCGCAACACGGAGGACAGGATCAGCTTCACCATTCGCTTGGGTGATCTTGTCGTCGGCAGTGATCGGGAAATCTCCAGCGGTGTAGATCGCCGCCTTCGAGAGGATGTCGTTCCCGTGAGTGTCGAGCATCTGGACGCTCTTCGGGGCGACCCGACACTGGATCCGAACGGGCGCCGCATACTGCCGGTTCCCATATTCATCGGTACCAGTCATCTTTTCCCAGATGATGGTATCGACCATGACATCGAGGAATTCATCCTCGAAAGCCATCAGAAAATCCTTGGCTTGATCAGCCCTCTCGCTTCAGCCGGGAGAGCTAGCATTCCCTCGCCGCCCTTGGGCGCTGCTTCTCCCCGATATCCAAGCGCGAGGTCGCCGACCTGCTTCCACGACACCGTGCTATCGCGGTTCTTCTTGTGCCACCAAGCCTTGATGCTCAAGATACAGGCCTGCTCAATATTCGGTGGGAGAGGTTTCTGATCAGCAGTGATCGGGTCAGTGAACGACGGCAGGTAGTACCCTGCGTTGTAGTCAATGCTGAATCTTGGGTGTTCTTCACCCGCTAGTGGCTCCCTGTAGATTCCTGGGAGGTAAGACACCTCTCTGACCCACCCTTGTCTGCGGTACAGCAGACCGGCGTCTCTGTCTTCTACCAGGAAGTCAACGATCGGCTCATTGTCCGTAGACAAGATTGTCGGCGTACCGAGAATGGGGGTCCGGTCCAACATCAGTTGTGTCGAACCGGACCCACCAATTACTTCTCGATAGCGTTGCTGTGCAAAGACCTGGTTCGCTTCCTGCTCGATCAGGCTCGAAGCAGACCGAATAGCCAACGACACCCAGTCCTGCTGGTCTGGCGTAAGCGTTCCAATCTCGGCGACCAACTGAGCGATGGTCGTGAGATCGGTAGACGGTGCAGCTTCAAGAATCTCAAGCATGGAGCTACCTCATTCCTTTGCTTTCGGGGGGGCCGATTTTGCGTTGAGTCCGTCTGCGAACTTCTGCGCCTCGTCCTTACCCCTCACCCGGTGCGATCCAACGTCGTACCAACCACCGCCAGAATGTACCGGTGTGAAGGTCCGCACTTCGGAAGCAGCGGCCTTTTCCTCAGCGGACTGGACCTCAGCCTCGTCCTCTGGGGTATGGAAGATTGCCTTTCCTCCGGCAACGAGTCGGCGGGCAACCTCGGGAGAGAATCCCGCGAGCTCACCGACGTTGTACGGAGCGTTCTTCTGAACGAACTTAACGATGACCGGCTTTTCCTTGGTCACAAGGTCCCCCCTTCAGGTTACGCGACAGGCGCTTCGCCACCGATCGCAACTACGCCGAAACCGAACGTGTAGGTGTCGGTTGATCCAGCGGAGCATGCGGGTTCGATGGAGACCTGCCAGTAGCGTTTGACACCCTGAAGGTTGATCCGCTGCTTCACAGCGATCGCCTCCGTGGACCCACCTGTCGCACCGGTCGCGACGAGGAGATGATCCTGAGCGCCATCCATGTAGGTGTACTCGACGGCACCGGCCATGCCAGCGTCATCGCTGTGCATGATCTTCACATCGGTGAGGTCGATGGTCTCGGTCGCGGCGAGTACTGCCGAACCGAAGATGACGATCGCGCCAGAGCGCAGATCTTTGTGGGCAAGCTGGTCTACGATCGCACCAACTCCTGCGGCCTCCGCACCGGCAACGCCGGCAAGGATGCCACCGCCAACTGGCGCCATGTAGAAACCAGCGTCTTTGTCATTGATATCCATGAGTTTCCTCCTTTATTTATTTCAAGTCGAACCGTTACGGAGTCCAGAGAACGCCGGTCATGACCGACAGGGACTCTTCGTGGCGCACGGCGAGGTCGTGGTGCGCGATGAGGCGCAGCACGGTCTGGTCGAGCGAGAAAGCCGCTTGGACTTGGGCACCGTCGAAGTAGGCCGCAACGTCGGACGCCATGACCTCCAACGTGTTGCTCTCGCCAAGCAGAACATCCGCGAAATCGATGAGCATGATTTCGGACTCGTTGCCGCCGCCGCCGAGGTTGGTCGGGATTTCCGTGGTGGAGCCGAAGGGAATTCCCCAGAGGGTCCCACGGAGCATCTCGTCACGGTAGGCGAAGTTGCCGTTGGCGTCGCGAACCGAGAGCAGGTAGAACTCGGTGCGGGGAGCCATCAACCAACCAGGACGCAGGAAGCGCACATGGGCCTCGCGGAGCAAGAGGATCTGCGCGGCGAGATCTGCGGTGACCGTCGAGAGGTCATAGACGGTGGTCGCCGGGAGGATGTTCCCTGCCGGAACCCAATTGCGGAGTCCCTTGGGGGTGAACTGGGTTCCATCGTCACGGAGGAAGGCCTGGTCTTCACGGGTGGACATCGCGCTGACAGCGTCGTCGCGCACGATGGTGTCGGCACCCTCGGTGTTGAAGCGGAGCAGGTCGTTGCTCACCGGGATGAGGACTGCCAGCTTTTTCCAAGTCAGGTTGATGTTGCCGAAGGTCTGCTGGGACACGGGCAGGTTCTGCGACTCACCGATGTACCCTGCGGTCGCGCCGCCAGTGATCTTGGACATCTGCAACGAACCGGTCGGCATCGGGACCACGCGGGGACCCATGCGCCGAACGATGGTTGCTTCCTTCAGAAGCTCGATGACTTCGCCAGACCACTCGGTCGGAACGAGAACGCCACCGGCTGCGGCATCAGATGCCTCGAGGGCTTTGAGGATCTTTCCGTCCTCGCCCCATTCCTTCTTCGCGAAGCGAGCGGCTTTGTCGGTGTCGCCCTTCCCCGCTGCGATTGCCCGCATGAAGCGAGCCGCCATCAAACCCTTTTCTGGTTGCTCGATTTTCTCGGCGCGAACCGAGCGCATCGCGAGCGCGATGGCGTCCTGGTTGGATTTCTTGAGATCGGCAAGCTCGGCGCTCATGACCTCACGAACGACCTCTGACACGAAGCCATTCAATTGCTCTACTGTGGTGATCTTCTCGGGCATCTCAAACCTCCTTTGGTAGTCTTCCGGTCTGTTTCATGAATTGGTTCTCAAGCTCCCGTCGGATGAGGGCTTGAAGTTCCGCTGGTTCGATCTCGAGGTCGAGGATGGAGCGAGAAACCTCATCCGCTTCCTCCGAGTCGAAGGTGATATCGATAACATCGAAAAGGTCATTCTGTGCAGTCTTCTGGTCTTCCTGCTTCCTTGCCTCCTCGTCTGCTGCGATTTTCGCGAGAAGCTGATCGACCTGCGCCTTCAGGTTCTCAATGTCGTCGGACATGCTCATGACGGTGTCGGGGAGATCGTCGATGAACTTCTCGATCTCCGAATCTTCATCGTCGTCGTCGTCGATCGGATCGGTGACCTCCTTGTCGATCTTCCGGGCCAGAGCGGCCACGAGTGCTTCGGTTGTCCTCTCAACCAAGTCATCGCTGATGGAAGGAACAGGGACGGACTCGACGAAGTCGAGGTCCTCGATCGACTTGAGGATTCCAGCGACATCGACTTCCTTCAGCACGGGAGACGGATCCTGATCACCAACCGGGGCGGTGAGAAGTTCCTCGGCCCACGTCCGCAGGGGACCGATGTCGATTCCGCTCTTGACTGCGAGTTGCAGTGCCTCGGGGTTCGCCGGGACGGGTACGATCGAGAACTCGTAGAGTTCATTCTTCAGCAGGTTGTACCCGCCGCGCTCCTCATCGTAGTTCCACTCCTTCGGGAAGAACCCGACGGAAGTGGCTTTGATGAACCCGCCCTTCACAAGTTTGAAGATGGTGTCGGCGAAAGCGTAGGTCTCCGCGTCGGCGAATTTCGCCTCGGCGACGAGGTTCTTGCCCTCGATGCCAATCGACACTGCCTTGGCTACCGGGGGTTGACGGTGATCGTGCGCCCACAGGACGACGGGGTTCTTCTTGAACCTCGAAAGATCCCATCCATCCGAAGACACGACATCCTTGTAGGAATCCTCGGCCTCGTTGGAGATCACGAACTTCAGGGTACGGTCGTTGCCTTCGTCCGTAATTATTGTATCTACAGCCTTTACAACGACTGCGTTGGCAAGGTCATCGCCATTTTTTATCTTCTCTCGGAAAAGCCTTTTCATTT